GCTGCCAGCGGAGAGCCTACTGACGCGGCGGCTTGCCCCGCCATGTTCTGGCCGAGGGCGAGTCCTTGTTGCGCGGACATCTTGCCCGACATTGCCGCCTCGCGCATAGCTTGCGCGGCGGGGATCTCCTCGCCGTAACGTTTTTGCATGCGCGCGCGATACTCTGCCTCGTAAGCGGGGGTGTAGCTTGTCGTGTAAGCTTTGTCCGCGCCGGCCTGCGCGCGCGCTGCTAATTCGTCGTATGTGGCTGGCATTAGTTCCTCTGCTGGTCGCCCGGCTTGTAAAGCCCGCGCTTGCCCGCTAACTCTACGCTAAATCCAACGCATTCGTAACCAGTTCCGACCGCCGGTAGCACTGCGCTGCCTGCGCTTGCAGTGTCCTCGATTGCGATTTTGAAGGCCGTGCATTTTTGTTGGCGCACTCGCATCACCACGAGCTCAACAAGCTTCTGCGCCGAAATCGTGGCCTCGGTCCACTGGAAAGTCTGCGTCGGTGTCGTGCTGTCAAACTCCTGGTAGAGCTGCACTGTTAGGTTGTGCGGATCCATTCGGCGGCATGACGCGGCCACCTGGCGCACGCGTTGCCAGCCTGACTGCTGCGCCGCTTGAAGCCAGCCCGACTCGATGCGGAGCGGGACGTAAACGTTTGTGCTGTCGTAATGCGTTGTCGGGTCCTCGCGGTACACGATGCCGTTCGAGGCTAGGACGTAATAGACATCCTTGTGCATGCAGGCGCCCACAGGGTCGAGCAAAACCGGGGCTAGAATGCGTCGCTGCACGTCCCACCGTGTCCAAGCACCCTGGCTAAAGTCGTACACCAGGACGGCGCCAGCCCCCGCCACGGAGTCGCGCACCGTAAACCGCACCTGGGTCTCGGCCGGCACGAGCACGGCGCTTGTGACCTCGGGGAATTGCTCCGTGAGGTCTTTCACCGACGCGCCCGCAAAGTTAATCTGCAAGTCGCGGCCGAGCACGAAAAGACCCGCGAGCGTCTGGAAAAAAACGCCCGCCGGCGTTGACACAATGCTTCGCGCTTCAATGCACCCGGTGTCGGTCGAGACAAGCTGGAGCCCCGAGAAATCGTTACTGCGCCCGCCGTCGTCGGGTCCGTTGCCCGAGATTGCGTAGATCTTGGATCGCGTGAAAACGATCACCTTGTCGTCCATCTCGCCAAGCCCGGTTACAGAGTCGCCGCCTGGAATTAGGAACGAGAACGCGTCATTAAACTCTGGCGCAATTGTGGTCTCGTTAGCCGTCGCGGGGTTGTAGAGCTTGGAGTATTGGATGCGGTCGCGGCGGAAAAAGCCTGCAAGCCAAACGCGTTTGGTGCCGACCATGACGAACGCGGCGCCGTCCGGCCCGCTTGCCTCGACCTCGGCGCCTGACTGCGTATAGAGCGCGTCATATTGCTCGCCGGTGTCGCGAATAAAAGTAAAATACTGGAAAAACTCACGGTCGAACGTGTTGGCTAGAGGGACCGTGCAGCGTTGAAACAACCCGTCTTGGTCTGCTCGATACGGAATTACGGAAAAACGCTTAGCAGCGCCGTAGCGGTCGGTTGGCCCAAGCGTGCGAAACGTAATGTCGGCTCGGTTTGCGCCTGGTGGAATCGTAAACTGTACGGGCGGGCCTGGAGTTGAACGGGTGATGTTGCCCTTTTCGTCGTAGGATTCAAACACGCCGAGGTAGGTGTACGTTTGCCCGGCGACTAGGGTTCCGCCTGCGGTAACTCCGCCAACTATCTGCGCCAAAATTGGTGCGCTAGCAAAGCCGAGCTCGTGCGCAACCTGCCCCGTGTACCAGCCGACCGACGCGCCGCCAAGCGTGACGCTGCCCCGCGTTGTGGCGTCCTGGGTGACGCGCCCGGCGTAGTCGAGCGCAACAACGTCGGCAGTTAGCGACGAGAACGGGCTAACGTCCTGAACGACGCGTTGCGTTGCGTAGGTAAATACTGAAGGGCTTGACGTGCCGGCCTGCACGGTTTGAAAAGAACCGCGGGTAGTCTCGATTCCATCAACCGCGGCTGGCGCGACGCCGTAGTTGTATCGCGCAGCAAGGCGAGGCTCGACTCGACGAATTGGTATGCCGATTGAATTAAAGAGGTCAAAAACAACTTCGCCAGAAAAACCGTTGACGTACCCCGTGGTGTTTGACGGTGTTCCTTGACCATGCGCTACGCGAGCGGCAATGTACGCGCGGTCAGCATTGAACCAAACCTTTGAAACCCCGAGCGTGTTGCGGATAACGCTTTCAATTGTTCCGGCGCCGGCTGTCGTAAGGCCTTGCACGGTAACATTTCTCACAAATGGCGCTACACTAGAAGCCCAATTAAGCGAAACGACTACCGTTAAAAGTCCTTCAGCTGTGCCCTCTGAGACGCTTGAACCTAAACAACTTGGCGTATCGGGCGGTGCCGCAGGCAAGGTTGTAGAAAAAATAAGCGCGCCGGCCGTCGTGTAAGCGTTGAGATACGCGTTACCAGCTGCTGTGACTCCCACCACATAGATTTGATTAGAAACCGTGCCGTGCTCAATTGAGCAGTGCACCCATTCGTCAAGACCGGGCGAAGGAATTATCCAAGAAAACAACGTGAAAGTGTCGTTCATTCGCGCGACGTAAATGCGGCGCGGACCTATGGGGTTCAACTGGACGTACGCGTAAACCCATTGGCCCGAGGCCATAGGAGCGGCATCATAACGGCGGGTGTTGCTGGCAAAAGTAGGCGAATAAATGTCTAGGTGCGCAATTACGGACACCGGCACCGTTTGCGGGGCAGCGGAAGACCAGCTGTACCAATTAAGGCGCGTAACTGACGACGTAACCGCCCCAATGTACGCTATGCGGTCACCGGCAAACCCAATTGCTGGCACTGTGCGCACAGAGCCAATTTCGGCATCAGTGAGAGACGTGCCGTTTGCAAGCGTCGTTGTTCGCACAACTTCGATTGGTGCCTGCTCGGTTTCAATTTTGTAAACCAGGCTAGAATTGTAGCCAGTCGCAGACGTTGAGCCAACGTAGCTAAACGTGGATGCGGCGTGCAGGCGGTAGCCGCCGGCAATGCACGAGTCGGATGTTGGATAGCTCAAGGCATCCGTAAACACCGTGCGCTGCTCGCCCGTAAACGCCGAGACGTCGCCTCGGTTGGCCCACAGCGGCGCGACGGTGGCGTTTCCCTCCTGGTACGCCCACAGCCGGCGATAGCCTCGGATTAGCAGCTCGTCGCCTGACGATAGCAGGCCCTGTGACGCCCCGTCGTGGACGTAGCCCGTCGTCACTAGGGGCGTGAAACCTGCGCGCTTTGCAAGGGCACCGCCGCGCCTGTAAAAAGCGTTCGTGGCGGTGGCCAGCTGCTCGGGGCCGCGTAGCCGCTCGTCAAGCTTCTGGTCGAGGCCAGCTGCTAGCGGGATGAAGGCTTGAGCTCGAGGCATCAGAATACCCACACGTCAAAAGTTACGGCGCCCGCGCCGGTGTTCACAAAGGATATCTGGGTTTTTTCCAGCTGCGCTTGCGAGAAAAGCCACACCACGCCGCCAATAGATTTGGTGACAATGAACCCGCTCGGGACATGCCCAAGCGAATGCGCAAGCGTGATCGAGCTCGGGCCGGCGGCAATCGTGTTGCCCTTCAGCCACACGCCAGAGCCAAACGGCTGGCTGTTAGAGTCGCGCCGTTGCGAATCGACCGCGTTGGCAAGCTGCGTCTTGGCGAACCTGTCTGACTCGGCGCGTATGCCCTGCGCCGGTAGCACGTTGGCGCGGGCCATCAGTAGCCCCAGCCCGTGCCGGCGCTCCACTGCGTGCTTGGAAAATCCTGCATCGTGTCGCCCACCACGTCGGGTCGCCCGGCGTCTCGAGCGCCTGCGAGCGCGTCAATCTGCGAGTCAATCACCGCGCGCTGCCCGGTGAGGACCTGCGCTTGCTCTAGCGATTCCTCCTTGATAAGCAGGTCAATCGCGCTCGTGTAGCACGCCCAGTCCTCCCACCCGTTGATACCGTCGAACGTGTCGCCGGGTAGCACCAGGGGCGTGAACGTTCGGATGTAGTGCACCGTGTAGATGTAGGCCGGGTTGGTGCTCGGTGGCAGCACGGAAATGTTGCCGCCTGGCACGCCGGTGCCCTGGAGCCTGTAGCGCAGCTGCGAGAGGTCTGGAGCTCCGCCCGTGTTGGCAAGCTGCTGAAGCCTGCCAATGTCTTTCATGGTGTATTTTGGGACATCGACAACGCGCGAGCCGTCTGTAACGGTCAAAGCGAGAAGCTGCATGAAATCCGGAATGAAAAACAGGCTAATGTTGCCCGAAAGCGTCCCGCTAACGGACACCGCGAAGTAATCGTCGCCATGCGCGATGATTAGTTTGCCGTGCAATTGTTTGCACGCGCGGTTGATCGTGCGATCAAGCTCGGCATCCGTGACGAACGCCGAGGCCTGATTTGAGGTCTGCATGTCGGCAAGGTCACGCACTCGCGTGCGCAACTCTGCCAGGGTAACGCTCGCAGGCATGCAGACCTCCTAGTGTCAGCTGTCGTATCCGTAGAACGCGACAGTGTTGATGCTGCCCGCGCCGTCGTTGGCCGCGCCTGCAGCGTTCACGATTTGGAGCGTAATGGTGTTTGCAACGGTGCCGCCGGGAACGGTGGCGCTGACGCTTGTCACCAGGCCGGCGACGCTGTTGTTGTTGCCAAGCGCGTGGACGCGAGCGTAACGCCGCTTCAACGTGATGACGTAGACGCCAACGCCAGTTCTCGCGACCGAGGCGATGATGCCGCCTGGGTCGTCTTGCACAGTCGGCGGAGTGTTTGCGGTGATGCGAAACGAGCCGACGGTTACGCCGCGAGCGTGGGAGTACGGCCTATACTGGCCTTTTTCGGTTGTTGCCATATTTGCCTCACGCGAGCTGGTAAGTCACTTCAACGAGAAGGAT